AGTAAAGAAACAACTTCCTCCTATGAATAACGACGTTATCAAAAAACTACTTGATGACCTCGTTGATTTCAAATCAAATCCAGATAACCACCCAGAAGGGCAAGGTCCATATGATGTTTTTAAATTCATAGGATCAGAAAAAGATCTTGAAGAATTGCTTGATAAATTTGATGTTGAAATGGATTACATAGGAGCGGACTTCTTTGATGAAGCCCCACCGTTTGAAGAAATAAATGAAGATATATTCACCGGAGATGATGTCAATCATCCAGATTATGGTAATCGATGGAGTGATTGGGATTCTGATCTAAGTGATTACTTTAATAAGGAATAGTATTATTACTATAACCCTTTCCCTCTGACACAGAGGATTGTAACCCACTCTAAGTATTTGTCAAGTATTTTCTTGATTAATTGTGAAAAAAGGATATCATGTTTACATGAGCAAAAAATCGACACATTACATAGACAATAGTAAATTTTTCGAAGAGATGTCTGCTTGGAAAATTGAAGTTATTGAAGCAGAAGACACTGGAGAAAAACGACCTCCTGTAAATGAATACATTGGTAAATGCTTTATTGATATAGCACAACATTTAGCACAAAAACCAAACTTTACAAATTATCCATATAAAGATGAGATGATTAGTGATGCCATAGAGAACTGTTTGTTGTATGCTCATAATTTTAATCCAGAGAAATCAAAAAATCCCTTTTCATATTTTACCCAAATAACATACTATGCCTTCTTACGTAGAATAGAAAAGGAAAAGAAGCAACAGTATATAAAGTATAAGATCACAGAAATGAATGATGATGGAACTCTGTCTTCTTGGTTTAAAAACAATTACTTTGAAAAAGATACACCAAAAGATGCAATGAAAGAACATTTCAATATATCAGACACTGATTTAGAAAGATTGACACCAAAAAAGAAAAAGAAAAAATGAAAATTGCTATCATAAATGATACTCATTTCGGAGCAAGAAACGATTCTTCCATTTTTTTGAATTATTTCTTGGAGTTCTTCGAAGAACAGTTTTTTCCATATTGTCTCGATTATAACATAGATCAAGTTTTGCATTTGGGTGACTTGATGGATCGCCGGAAGTTCGTTAATTTCAATACTTTACATGAAGTTCGAACACGATTTTTCAATAAATTACGAGAGAATAAAATTCATTTGCACTGTACCATAGGAAATCACGATACCTTTTACAGAAATACGAATGAAATAAATTCAATGAAAGAATTGTTTGATGATAAGAATGATTTCTTTCATCTATACGAAAATCCAACTTCAGTAAATTTTGACAGTCTTTGTGTTGGTTTGGTACCATGGATTAACAACACAAATAGAGACGAATGTGAAGAGTTTCTAAAAACTTGTCCGTGCCCTATAATTGGGGGACATTTCGAATTGAATGGTTATCAGGTTATGCGTGGAGTAAACTTCAGACACGGTATGTCTGATAAATTACTACAACGATTTGAAATGGTTTTATCTGGTCACTTTCACAGTAAGAGCACAAAAAATAATGTGTTTTATCTGGGGACTCAATATCAAATAACTTTCAGTGATTTGAATGATAATAAGGGATTTCATGTATTAGACACTGAAACCAGAGAGATAGAGTTTGTAGAGAACAACAGAAGAAAATTTTATCATGTAGTGTACGATGACACAGATCCAGAGTCATTGAATAATATTGATTTTAGTTTCTACAAAGATTGCTATGTTAAAGTAATAGTAAAGAATAAAAACAAAAGGAAAACATTTGATTCGTTTCTTGATGCCCTCTATAAGAGTAAAGTGATTGATATCACAGTGGTTGAGGATATGAGTGACTTCTTTATAGAAGAAGAAAGCATTGACATGGCGAAAGATACCCTTACAATCATTAATGATGAGATTGATAATGATGTTGATATCAATGAAAAGGGAAAGATAAAAGAAATAATTCGTGATCTTTATATGGAAGGTCTAAATTCGTGGGAATAGTATGTTAGTATTTAAAAAGGTTAAGTTTAAAAACTTTGGTTCTTTTGGTAACACATTTACAGAAATAAATTTAGACAGACACAATACTGTTCTTGTTTCTGGTAAAAATGGTCATGGTAAATCATTTGCTTTATTGGATTCAATAACTTTTGGTCTGTTTGGTAAGCCATTTAGAAAAGTAAATATTCCGCAGCTAACTAACAGCGTAAATCAAAAAGATTGCATTGTCGAAGTTGAATTCACCACACCAAAGCACTCATATAGAGTTGTTCGCGGGTTGCAACCCAAGCTTTTTGAGATATACAAAGATGGTGACTTACTACCACAAAATGCAAAAGCAAAAGATTATCAAAAGATTCTAGAGGAGCAGATTCTGCGTATGAACTATAAATCGTTCATGCAGATAGTTATTTTAGGTTCATCTTCTTTTGTACCTTTTATGCAGTTATCGAGTAACGACAGACGAGAGGTTATCGAAGATATTTTAGATATCAAAATTTTTAGTGTGATGAATTCATTACTGAAAGTAAAGTTGTCACAACTAAAGGAGAATTTAAATGAAATTGAAAACAAGATCACGATCTCGAAAGAGAAAATTGATTTACAGAAGAACCATGTCCAAACCCTTGAAAATAAAAGTCAAGAGAGTATTGATAAAAACAAAACCAAGTTGCAATCGCTTATTGACGAGGGGAAAGTTAAGAAGACGAAAATCACCGAAATATCAGATAAGATCGAAGACATACGTACAAAAACGCCTGATAAGGAACAGTTCCTGACTAGCCTGAAAGGTATAGAAAAAACTGAAAATGAAGTAGAAGGAAACTTAAAACGATTACGTAAAGACATTGTTTTTTATACCTCAAATACAAATTGCCCATCATGCAAACAAGAAATAGATGAAAATTTTAGACAAGAAACGTTGGATGACAAAGCAAAAGAAAAGGTAAATCTAGAGGGTAGACTAGAGGGCATAGAAGAATTAATAACAGAAACTTCAGAACGTATAGAGTTAATAGAGGAAAAAGAAAAAGAAATACGACAACAGGAGAATTTAATACTCGAACAAAAGAGTATGATAAAATCATTATTTTCTCAGATTCAATACATCGAACAGGAAATTTCCGATCTTGAAAATAATAACGACAACATTCAAGAAGAAAAAGATAAACTATATGATTTCTGTGAAACACAAAGGCATACTTTAGAAGAGAAAGATTCTATACTTAATCAAAAGTATAATTATGATGTCGTTTATGATTTACTAAAGGATGCTGGAATTAAATCTAAAATCATTAAGTATTACCTTCCAATTATTAATAAGCTAATCAATAAGCATCTTTCATCAATGAATTTCTTTGCAAACTTTACTCTCGATGAGGAATTCAATGAGACAATTAAAAGTAGACACAGGGATACGTTTAGTTACATGAGTTTTAGTGAGGGAGAAAAGCTCAGAATTGATTTGGCTTTAATTCTGTCGTGGAGAGAGATTGCCAAACTAAAGAACAGTGCAAGCTGTAACCTACTGATTCTAGATGAAGTCTTTGATTCTTCTCTTGATGCAATGGGAACAGACGATCTCATGAAATTATTGGATGAATTATCTATAAATACAAATGTATTTGTTATTAGTCATAAGTCAGATCAGTTAGCAGATAAATTTTCTAATTATCTTTCTTTCGAAAAGAAAAACAATTTCAGTAGGATAAAGTAATGCCAAGTCTTTTTGAATATGATCTAGGTGATTGGAAGGATTCTTTTCCTGCACCTGTTGTAGAAGAACATGATGGATTTATGGTTGTGCGTGATGATCTACTTGATGGTGGATCTAAGATGCGCTTTGCAGATTATTTAATTAAAAGTGAACCGGAGATAGAAGAATGGGTATATGGGAGTTCTCCCGCAACTGGGTACGCACAGATTTCTCTTTCGTGCTTATGCCGCAAATATGGTAAGAAGTCAGTAATTTTTATGGCTGATCGTGCGAAGGATAAATTGCATGAATATCAGTTGCGTGCTATAGATAGTGGAGCTACAATGAAATGGGTTCCAAATGGTATGCTGTCAGTGACAGAGAAAAGAGCAAGAGATTATGTGCAAGAAGATCCTATCAAGCGTAGATTACTTCCTATTGGTTTCGACCATCCTAGTGTTGTTGCTTCCATCACTAACGTGGCTATTAGCATCACTGATGTTACCCCCACCGAAGTATGGACAGTTGGATCTTCCGGAACCCTCACTAGAGGACTACAGCAAGCATGGCCAGATGCATCGTTCCATTGTGTTGCTGTTGGACACAAGGGAGATTACGGAAGAGCAAAGGTCTA